TTCAGCTATACCTGGGGCAGCTAAATCATTAACACATATTAAAACTTTAACTGCTAGTTCAAGTTCTACATTATCTTTTGTTAATGGTAGTAGTGATGTAGTGCTAGATTCTACATACCCTATTTATTTATTTAAGTTTATTGGAATACATCCACAAACAGATGGAGCTTATTGGGATGTAAATTTTAGAGATGGTGGATCATCTTATGACGCAACAAAAACAACTACTTCTTTTAGAACATATCATGATGAAGGCGATAGTGATACTACATTAGGTTACTATACTGCTGGAGATATAGCACAAGGTACAGGAGTTCAAAGAATTGCTGGAGCTGGTATAGGTGCAGATAACGATCAATCTATTTCTGGAAAAATGTTTTTATTTAATCCATCATCGACTACATTTGTAAAACATTTTATGATTGATAGTAATGCAGCAGCAGATAGTAATTATTCAACAAGAACTTTAGTTGCTGGATATTGTAATGTAACTACTGCAATAGATGGTGTTCAGTTTTCAATGAGTACAGGTAATATAGATGCTGGTACTATAAAACTCTACGGAATTAAGGATTCATAATGAGCATAGTTACACTTAATGATAGAGGAGTTAGATCGGTTACAACCTTTGGGTCTTTAAATACTGGATCTATGGTGCTTATTAAAAAATTAACTGCTAGTTCATCTGCTAATTTAAGTTTTGTTAATGGTAGTTCAGGTGTAGTTCTAGATAATACTTACAAGACATACTTATTTACTTTTAATAATATTCATCCACAAAATGATGGCGGTTATTTTTATGTAAATTTTAGTGCAGATGCTGGCTCTAACTATAATGTAACTAAAACAACAACTTCATTTAAAGCAAGACATGGCGAAGATGGTAGTGGAGGTGCTTTAAGTTATGAATCTGGTGAAGATTTAGCACAAGGTACAGGAAATCAACCTATTGCACTTGATGGAGTAGGTAATGCAAATGATGAAAGTACTAGTGGATATTTATATTTATTTAATCCTAGTTCTACAACTTTTGTAAAACACTTTATTATTGTTAGTAATGCTGACATAGGTAATGCTAATTGTGTGACATCTTCTGTTGCAGGATATTGTAATACAACATCAGCTATTGATGCAGTGCAATTTGTTCAACAATCAGGTAACTTAGATTCAGGGGATATTTGCTTATACGGAATTTTATAATAAAAGGAGAAAAAAACAATGCCAAGATATCATAATATAAATGGTAACAAAGTACAGTTTACAGCTGAAGAAGAAGCTGCAAGAGATGCTGAAGAAAAAGCGTGGGCAGATGCTGCCCCTGCTAGAGCTTTAGCTGATCTTAGAGCTAAAAGAAATAGACTTCTTGCTGAAACTGATTACTATGCTTTATCTGATGTTACTATGTCAGACGACATGAAAACATATAGACAAGATCTTAGAGACTTGCCTGCAGGTAAAGATACTGTTGAGAAATGTGAAAACGCTACGTGGCCAACTAAACCATAATAATGGCTAAGAAGTTTAAGGCATACGTTGAAAGACCTAAGCCTAAGAAACGACCACGGGTACACAAAAAATCAAAAAACAAAGACGAGAAAAGATCATATAAAAAATATAATAGACAAGGGAGATAATGTCAGTTACTTTAACACCACAAAATGCAGCACAGTATGGCTTTACACCACCTAGTGGTGCGGCAACTACAGCATTAACTTATTTTACACAATCAGGACAGCCTACAACTAAAGCTAACGCTTATTTTACAGCACCATCAGGTGGATATTCTTTTACAGGTACTTCTTCATCAAAACCTAAAACACCCGCTACACCCGTAGATACTGTTTTACAAAAAGGTACATTAACACCTGCACAAGGTGAACAAACAAGTAGTTCTAAAGCAGTATCACTAATTGATAGCTTATTAACAAAAGCTACTCTACCAGTGGGTACAACTATATCACCAACTTTGCAAAATGTTGGTACTAACGAATTAATGGGAACTGGTGGTCTTACTACTACAGTTCAAGCTACAACACCTACAGCACCCACAGCACCAACTATAGCTACCCCTGGAACTATGGCTAGTGTAGGTGCAACTACAACTACACCCCAAGCTGCAGCACAAATGACAGCTGCACAAGTTGCAGGACAAACTCCTACAATGACAGCTGCACAAGGAACTGTATCAGCTCCTGTTACAGCTGCTCAAGGCACTATTACATCTGATGCTACAGTAAGAGGTCAATTAGCAGGACTACAACAAGAAGTAGAAACTGCTATATCTTCAGGTAATCCTTTACCAGTATGGGCTAGAGGTGCTGCAAAAGCAACCGAAGCTGCAATGGCTAATAGAGGTATGAGTGCAAGCTCTATGGCTGCACAAGCATTAGCTGAAGGTATTATGAACTCAGCTATACCAATAGCTGCACAAGATGCTGCTGTATACAAAGATATGATTTTTCAAAATCTATCTAATAATCAACAAGCAGCACTAACAAATGCACAAGCATATCTACAAATGGATATGGCTAATCTGTCTAATAGACAACAAACTAATTTAACTAATATAAATACTAGACAGGCATTTTTATTATCTGACCAAGCAGCTGCAAATGCTTCTTATCAATTTAATGCGTCTAGCCAAAATCAAGTAAATCAATTTTACGATAGATTATCTGCACAAATTTCAGAACAAAATGCTGCTAGAGTTGATGCAATGAATAAATTTTCTGAAGCAGAAAAAAATAAAGTTAGTGCACTAAATGCACAAAATACTATTGCAGTTAATGAAGCAAATGCAAAAAGAGAAGCAACTATAAATCAATATAATGCTACACTACAAAACAATAGAGATCAGTTTAATGTTACTAATCAAAGAGAGATAGATCAATCAAATGTAGTTTGGAGAAGAGCATTAAATACAGCTAATACTGCTGCAGTAAATGCTGCTAATCAAACTAACGCACAGAATTTACTAAATATATCAAACTGGGCTCTATCATCTGCATGGCAACAATGGAGAGATGAGGCATCTTGGGTTAATACATCATCAGAAAATGCTGCTAATAGAAATCATAATTTAGCGATGGCAGCTTTAGAAAGATCAACAGTATTAGACTTACAAGATCAAGCATCAAAAGATTCTTTATATGAATTAATTGGTAGATTTGGATTTAATGTATTTAGTGCATCAGGAGGAAATAATTAATGTTTAAATTAAAAGACGTATTTAAAGTAGCAGTAGTAGGAGCTGCAGGATATTTTGGTGGGCAAATAGGTGCACAATTTGGAAAGCAGACAATAGGTAAAAAAATAGGAACTGCATTAGGTCAGAGTTTAATGAGTAGAGGATCTGGTAGTGAACCTGCTTCAGCACAGTTTGCAAGAAGTGGTGTAAATTTAAGACAATTTGGTATGCCTACTGGTAGAACTTTTGCAGCTGGAGCAGCTGGGGCAGTTCCTGGATCTACTATAGGAGGCATAGCTAGGGTAAATGATGCCATGGGTATAAACGCTATGTGGGAAAACAGATTAAATAAGTATCTACTTAGAAGAAAAGCACTATCAGAAAAAACTATTGTTAAGGTTTAATTTATAGGAAATATAATGAAAGAACAAGAATACAAAGAAGGAGTTGGTAATCCATTTGATTCACCAGTTCCAGGACAATCACTAACAGATACCCCAGGTAATTACCCTTGGGAGCATCCACCACAATTTGTAGATCCTGAAGAAGCAACAGAATATATTTGGACTACATTACATCAAAAAGAACTTACAGAACAATTAATAGGTATGTTAGATGCAGGTGTGCCAGTAGAAGCTATTGGTAGAACTATATTATTTGCTGGATTTATGGAAGGTAAATTTTCACCAGATCTTGCTTTTATAATTACAGAACCTGTAATGAAAATGATAGCAGCTATAGGTGTAAATGGTGGTGTAGAAAAAATAGTATTCTCATTAGAAGATTTAACAAATAGAAAACAAATAAGAGCTATCACTCAAGTTAAAATGGCTAAAGAAAAAGTAGAACAAATAACTGAGGGAGTACAGGAAGATATTAAGAAAGCAGGTTTGATGTCTAGACCTGAACCAGAAGGAGAAGAATAATGTCAATTGCACGAGGAGTATTATCAGGATTTTTAAAAGAAGGATTAGAGCAAAAAGATAAAAGAGATGAATTTTATGGTGATATGGTTAGAGAAGTTGGTCAAGAGTTTAGAAAGACATCACAGTTATTTAGAAAAGACGAAGAAAATATAGAAAAAAGATTTAATTTAATATCTGCAGCACATGGGCCAAATGCTGCACTTTATGCTAGTTATAATGGTCTTACAACATCTGATGCAGGAACTAGTTTAGTAATAGATACTTTAAATAAAGATCCTAATAAGAAAAAAGAAATAGAAGAATTTGATTTTCAAGGTTACGATTTTAATACTGCTAAAACTCAAAGAATTATGGACTTTAAAGATCAACAAAAAGATGCTATAAATTTAATAACTAAAAATCAAGGGTCTGGTCCAGTAGCAGAATTATTCTTTAAAGATATGAAAGCTATGGACACAGGTACACAAGTTACTAGACCTGAGTTAGATTTACCAGCTTTAAGTGATACACCTAAAAGTTTTAATGATTTTATGGCATTACCTATTAACGAAAAAAGACAACTTCGTAGTGATGCAAGATCAGAGTTTGATGCTTTAGCAAGAGATAAAAATACTAAAAGATTTAAAGATAGTTTTGCTGAAGGTTACGATCCAGATAGGGATGGTCCAAATAAAGATGAGTATGCTTTTAATAATTACTTTAGAAATAATTATTTACCAAAAGTTTATAGTATACCATTTAAATCACCAGGTAGATTTGAAGAAGATAGTAGAGTAAATCAAGCACAAGATGCTATCAATAGAGCTAGAGCTGCTGGAGATGAACAAGCTGTAGAAGCTATAAAACAACAGTTAAGAACAGATTTAGGAATATCAAATTTAGGCGAACTAATAAAGTAGTTTAATGGCTAATCCTTACGATAAATTTTTAAATACAGAAAGTATTACTAAAGGTAGTAACCTTAGTAATCCTTATGATCAATATCTAGGTGCAGGTGATC